AGGCGCATGAAAGGCTGAAAGCGACGCTTGCCGAAACCCGCGCCACCCTTGACCTGACCAACGACATTTTGTACGGCAGTGGTGCGATTTGGGACGGACTACATGAATCTCTGTTCCATTTGATGCTGCCCGACGAAGTGATGGACGAAGGCAGAAACCGTGCGCAGAAGCACTACAAGCCGCGTATCTTGGCATAACCGAATTTTTAAGCAGCCCCCGACCTCGGGGGCTTTTTTCATAGGCGCGAGAGATAGCCAACCTCTCGCGCTTTTTTTATTCCTCAAAGGAGTTAAACATGGCAAACCTGATATTTGGTGGCACAAGCCTGCGTGTGATTGACCGCAATGGCGACAAATGGCTGACTGTAAGCGACATTGCGGCGGCGCTTTACCCCAGCGACAAAAGGGGGTCTCAAAACGAGACCCCCTTTGTAACCCGGGTGCGCAACCTCTACCGTCGTAATGCGGAAGAGTTTACTGACAGCATGACTGCGCTGATTGAAATGGAGGGTGCGGGCGGCAGACAGAAAGTGCGCGTCTTCAGCCTGCGCGGTGCGCACCTGCTCGGGATGTTCGCCCGTTCGAAGAAAGCCAAGGAGTTCCGCCGCTGGGTGCTGGACATCATCGAGCGGCACAACCACGAGCGCGGCATCCTCACCACCCAATACCATCAGGCGCTGCTGGATTACGCCACAGGCAAGGCGAACGCCAGCTTATGCGGCAAGGGGCTGAACCTGTGGAAGCAGGAAAAGCCTGGTATCCGCAAGCGTCTTGCCGACATCGTGCAGAAGATTCAACCCGATATGTTCATCACCGCCCGCTAATGCGGGTTTTTTTATACCCAAACCCAAGGAGTCATCCATGACAACGCAAACCATCCAGTACGACAAGCCGTCCTTCCTCCATTGGGAAGGGCACCCGACCAACAGCCGCACGCGTGTCAAAGCCGCCAAGGCGGTCAAAGCGGGCGAGGTACTGGTACTGACCGACAAGGGCTACGAGCCGTACAAAGGCACGACCCTGCCGACCATCCCAGCGAGTGCAGTACCGGGGGCGGTAGTCGCCTTCGCTCTGGCTGATGCCGACAAGGACGCGCAAGTGCCATGCGTCATCCGCAACGCCACCATCCTCATCGACAAGCTGGTCGGTGTCGCCACCGATGCCTTTGACGACACCAAACCACTGCATCCGCTGGTCGCCCATTGCAATGCTCAAGGCATCGCGCTCAACACGTCCATCGCCACGCAGCGAGGCTTTGAATGAGCGGCATCACTCTAAGTATTGCCCGCCTATCCGTTGATGAGCGGCGCAAGATGCACGGCGTTGCCTACGCGGGCGGGGTGCTGTCCTACTTTGGCGACAACATCGCCATCGACCTCGACAGCCTTAAATTCGACGGCAAGCAAATCCCGCTCTTGCGAAGCCACGACCGCGACCGCGTTGTCGGTTATGGCCACCTCATGCGCGAGGGCAATGCACTCATCGTCGAGGGCGAGATGCTCAACAACGACCACGCCAGCGAAATCACCAGCGCCGCTGATGAGGGACTGGAGTGGCAGATGAGCGTCCACATTGAGAGCCGTCGCACACTGACCCGTAACGCTGGCGACGTTGTCAATGGACAAGCGATTACCGTCGATGATGTTACGGTGCTGGCTGATGGCGTCATCCGTGAGGTGTCATTTACACCGACGGGCGTTGATGCCGATACCAGCGCCCGCATCCTCTCCCTCTCACTTACAAAACCCAACCAGGAGCCAGAAATGAACAAGGAACTTGAACAACAGGTGGCGACGTTGTCCGCCGAGAAAGCAACCCTCGCCGCCGAAAACGAAACCCTGAAGCAGCAACTCGCCGAACAGGCGACGGCCGCGAAGCTGGCGCAACTCTCTGCCCTCGGTGTGGAGGGCGAGCGCGCCGCCAAACTGGCCAAAGCCGACGACGACACCTTTGCCGCCGTGGTGGAGCAAATCCAGCTCTCGGCGAAACAGAGCGCGGTGATGTCCGCCAGTTACGAGGGCGGAGCAGCGCCGGAAACCCGACCGAACCCGCTGCTGCGAGCCTAAACCCAACACCTCAGCCCCGCTCAGGGGCTTTTTAATGCCAAAAATTTAAGGAGTAACCCATGACTGCATTAGCCATGCTTGGTCTCACCCAGAAAGAACTGGACGAGGCCGTCACCCAAAAGCCCAACGTCCCGTCCCGCCTGCTCGCTGATCCGATGTGGCGCGAAAAGAACCTGACCACGACGACCGTCATGGTCGAGTTTGTCGGCGGCCGTGTCGCCCTCATCCCGGCGCGCGACCGTGCCGATGCACCGAACCAAAAAGCCTTCGGCAAGGACAGCATCGTCCGCACCTTCCGCGTGCCGCACCTCTCGCTGCAAACGACCATCCGCGCCGACCAAATCCAGGACGTGCGCAAGGCGGGGACGGCAGACGCGCTGCTCTCCAACGCCGAAGTCGTCGCTGACGAAATTGCCGAACACCGCAACAGCCACGACGCCACCATCGAACACCTGATGCTGGGCGCGGTCAAAGGCAAGATTGTCGATGCCGACGGCACCACCGTCATCTATGACCTGTTCAGCGAGTTCGGCATTACCGAGCCGGAAACCACCATGCAGTTTGGCGGCACGGGCGACCTTGGCCTCGTCATCGAACAAACCCTGCGCGCGATGAAAAAGGCGCTCAAAGGTGACGTTACCAACGGTTGCACCGTGCTGTGCAGCCCGGAATTTTTCGATGCGCTGGTCGGCCACAAGTCCACCAAAGAGGCGTGGATGCGCTACCAAGACAACGTCCTTGCCCGCGAGAATACCAACGGCAAGTTCGCCTGGAAGGGGATGACCTTTGAAATCTACGACTACAGCATCGGCGCGACCCCGATGATTGAGGCCGGACACGCACACGCCTACCTCACCGGGATGCGCAACGGCTTCGTGCGCTACAACGCCCCCGGCAACATGATGACCGAGGCGAACAAGATGGCGCGGGCGTTTTATATCGACGTCGAGAACTTGGAACACAAGCGCGGGGTGAGCATCTACACCGAGGGCAACCCGTTGCCGATGTGCTTGCGCCCGCAGACCCTGATGCACTTCAAGAGCGCGTGATGTACGCACAACCGCAAGACATCATCGACCGCTTCGGCGCGCGCGAGGTGAAACAGGTGTTGGAAGCCGACCCCGACCCGCAAAACGCCCGTCTCTTGGCGGCGTGTGCGGATGCGGCGGCGCTGGCCGATACCTACATCGCCCGCGCGCACCCGTTGCCCCTACCGTCCGTGCCAGCGGCGCTGGTGTCAGCTACGGCGGACATCGCTCGCTACCGGCTGCACGACGACCAAATCAAAGAGGGCGGCGACACCGGGAAAACCACCATCCGCCTGCGCTACGAGGACGCCTTGAAATGGCTGTCCGACGTCGCGGCGGGCAAGGTGCAACTCTATCCGGGGAGCGGCGACAACCGTAAACCGGATAGCCCGTTGCCGCTTACGGGCAATCATCGCATCGCCGTCGTATCCAGCCCGGTCGTCTATGATCAGGCGACGCTGGACAAGATGGACATGGTGCGGCGGAGGTAGCGATGCGCTTTGTGGTATCGACGGACGGGCTGGACGAAGCGCTCGGCACGCTGCGGCTGTTGGCGACGAAGGGCGAAGACCTGGCGCCGATGCTGGACGAGCTGGGGCAGGACGAAGTAGCGCGGGTAGTGCAACGCTTCGAGCAATCCCGTTCGCCGGACGGCACGGCGTGGCAGGCTCTAAAGCGTCCACGACCACGCGGCGGCGACCGCCCGTTGCAAGACACCGGCGTACTGATGGGCTCCATCACCGCACAAGTGCACGGCAACACCCTGCAAATCGGCACTGCGACCGACTACGCCCACTATCACCAGTTCGGCACACAGCACATCCCGGCGCGCCCGTTTTTGGGCGTCTCGGACGACCTGCTGGCCAGCGTCAAGGAGCTCACACATGCCTACTTCAGCATTTGACGTCAATGCCGCCTACGCGCCCATCGCCGAGCGGCTGAAAACGGTGGACGGGGTGCATGCTGTCTGCGGTGCCAACGACCTCGCCCAAGTCATCAACGGCAAGACCACGGGGACGGACGGCTACGTCTATCTCATATTCGACGGCATCGCACCCAAAAGCGACGCGGGCAACGGGCGGCACCAACTCATCACCGTCACCTACTCCGTCATCATCGCCTCGCAGAATTACCAGCGCGACGGTATGCCGGACGGCGTGGGCAAGCTGATTGGTGGCGTCATGCAGGCGATGGCGGGCTTTGCCCCGCTGGATGATGACCCGCGCGCGCGGCAAACCTTGCAAATGGTGCCGGGCGAGCGGGCGGTATATGCCTACGGCTTGAGCCTCTACCCGCTCAAATATCAACTCAACCTCAATTTCCAATCCAAGGAGTAACACATGGCAGCACAACTGCGACACGACGGTTTCATCGGCGAAGGTACCCTGTACATCCGCCGCCTAGACCGCACCGACCTCGGCCTGATTCCGGTGGGTAACGCCACCGAGCTTTCTGTCTCGACGGAATCGGAAGTAAAAGAGCGCATCTCGAAAATGCGCGAGAACTACGGCGCGGTGCTCAACACCGTCATCCTGCCGAAATCCGGCGAGCTGAAAATCACCCTCGACGACTTCAACGAGGAAAACATGGCGATGGTCTTCCAGGGCGCGCTGAAACGCGAACAAATGACCTCGCAAACCGTCTCTGACGAAATGGTTGATGTGGATTTGGGGCGCTATTTGCAACTCAAACACGGCTATCTGGAGGCGGCAGGCATCACGGTCAAACAGGCAAACGACACGCCGATTGCCGCCGAGCATTACGAAGTGCATCACCGCCTCGGCATGATTAAACTCAAGGACACCGCGGGCGTTGCCAAAGGCGACAAAATCAAGGTCAGCTACAAAACCGCCGACTGGGAAGCGTGGGTCATCCAGGCGAACACCGACAGCCAAATCAAATGCGAGCTGGTGCTGGATGGTCGCAACCGCGTCAATGGTGCGGATGTCAAACTGCACATCCCGAAGGCAACCCTGTCGGCGAGCGGCGCGTTCAACTTCTTCTCTGACGACTTCAACACCATCGAGCTGTCAGGGCGCCCAGAAGTGCCGGAAGGTCAGACCAGCCCGTTCACAGTCACGCTCAAGGCGTAAGGAGGCGACATGAAAATCCGCGCCATCAAACCCTTTGCCCACGGCGACCGATCCTTTGCGGTCGGCGACGAGGTGGACGCGTCCCTTGCCGCTGGCAAATGGCTCATTGAGCAGGGCGTCGCTGTCGAGGTGGTAGCCGAGACAAAAGAGGCGAAAGAGCGGCCGAAACCAGCATAACGTTGTCTTGAACCGGCGATGAAAAACGCAGGCGGCACGGGCGATGCTTGGCAGGCGTCATCCCCCAACAGGAATGACACCATGCCCATTATCAAATGCCCGTACTGCGCCGGTGAAATCGAAACCGGCAAACAAAAAGGCGACCTCATCCGCTGCGAACATTGCCATAAACCGTTTGAGATCGGTGTCACCCGTCCGCGACCGGCGCCAGCATCCGCAGCGGCGTCGCCCGCAGCCCCTGCGCCTGTTACCCGATATCGGGAAAAACCGGCGCAGGACATCAGCGCAACCGAGTTTGCGGGCGGACTGAGTATCGCCAAGTTCGTCGCCTTTATCGGCTGGTTTGTAATACTCATCGCGCTGCTGTCATTTCTCGCCGCACTGTTTAGCGCCAAACCTATGGTGGGCATTGCGATTTCCATTGGCGCGCTGGTGTCAGGATGCAGTTTGCTACTGTTTGCCCACATTGCCACTGCAACGATGAAAACCGCAGACTACGCCCGTATCACCGCGCAGAACTCGATGGAATAATCACACCCCATGCTTTTCCCGGTAGGCGGCAAGGGCGGCGACGAGCAGCGCGTTGTTTGCCAGACCTTGCTGCCTCGCCACTGCCTCAAACTCGGCGATGAACTCCACGGACAGATTGAACGACTTGGGCTTGATGCCCCGGCGGGCATTGCTTTCCCTCTGGATTTGGGCGCGGGACTTGGGCATTGATTTCTCCGTTGTCTTTGACTATATTGCGAAAGAGGGGGCGGCCGTACACCGCCCCCCGTCTGAATTACCAGGCTGGCATTGCCAGCAACAATAAGGTAACCAGAACAACTATTTTGATGAGTGCTTTCATCTCATAGTTCCTTCTGTAGCCCCCGTCGAAAGCCGGGGGTTTACTTTGCCGGACTCCCTTGAGCCGGTAGGTGTATTATAGGCAAGGCTACCATAAAAACAAGCCTAGCTACTGAATTATTTACAAAAAGCCCTTGCATCCGCAGGGGCTTTTTTCATGGGCGCGCGCCAGCCTTCCGCTTTCAGTAGGCGCGTCCTATTGAAAATTGCCGCTGGCAGGAGAAATTCCAGACTGGTCTAATTGCGGCAGGAAGAAGCACAGATACAGGCAATAAAAAAGCCGCCTGACGGGCGGCTGAAAACAGGTCGTTGCGATGTTGACGCATCCAACGACACGAAGTTAACCGGGTGGACGACTAACCTATGAAAGATTTTATCAAAAACCTCAGTTCGTGGATACATTTCGGAGTCAATATGGAAACGAAAATAGAAGCAAAAGCCAGCGAGCAGGGCGCAGACGAAGCGCTGAAAAGCCTGTATGCCAGCCTTGGTAGCGGGGTAAAAATCCTGCTGACGTGCATGGGCATCGCGCTCATCCTTTGGGCGGTGTCCAGTCTGAAATAAATGGTCATGAAAACCTTTCCTGCCAGTTGGGCGTGTCATACGCACAACTGCGCATTGCATCCGCAGGGGCTTTTTCGTATAGTGCGCACAAGGCTTCAAAACCTTTCCAAAAGCGGTTTCCGCACCCGTCAGAATTGCGGTTTTTTTGTGTCCGTGCTCCATCGTTCGTTTCGCATGGCTACAGGATTTTACCGATTTGTTATGGTCGGGAGGGCGAGGAATATAACACCCGCAAGGGGAATAACTCCGGCCGTCTGTTTGCGGTTTTTGAACGTCCCGACCGCCCTAACACGGTGGCAACCATTAAACCTTGCATCAAGCAAGGTTTTTTTGTATGCTGGTTCTGCATCGGCAAAAACCGGTGTCATGATTGGCGTCATGTTTCAGTCTAGGTGTGTAACCCCGCACCTGTTGCGGTTTTTTTGTGCCCATCGTTTGTTTCGTTGTTCGTTCGCACAAGATTTCGTTATGGCAGGGTACACGGGAGCATCCTCGGATGCGCCACTTCCTAGATGGTGGTACGCCAATCCTGTGTATTCCTGTCGCCCTTATTGGCGTAAGAGCGGCAGTATCCCGTTTATCTAGGAGACTGTTATGAAAAACGCTATTCAATCTGTGGATTTCCACGGCAAAATCATCCCCACCATTCAGCATGACGGCAAGCCCTATGTGGGCATGAAAGCTATTTGTGAAAACATCGGGCTTGGCTGGCACGGACAATGGGAGCGCATCAACCGCCATGCAATCCTGAAAGATGGTATTCGTGTTATACGAACACCTTCAAACGGCGGCGAGCAAGACATGGTTTGCCTACCGCTGGAATACCTGAACGGCTGGCTGTTCGGGGTGGACGTTACCCGCCTGAAGAACCCGGAAGCGCGCACTACCCTCATCCGTTACCAGCGCGAATGCTTCAAAGTGCTGTACGACTACTGGCACAACGGCAAGGCAGAAAATCCCCGCCGCACCACCCCGGATGAACGTGCCGGATTGCGCCAGGCGGTGACGATGCTCACCACCAAACGCGGGCTGATGCACGATGAAGCCTACCGCCTCATTCACCAGCGTTTCAACGTTACCCACATTGAAGAAATCCCGGCGGAACAGTTGCCGCAGGCGATTGAGTACATCCACCGTCTGGCGCTGGAAGGTGAACTCTTGCCGCCACCGGAAGACAAGGATGCCGACTATATCCGCAGTCATCAAGTGGCGGCAATCGGCCTGATGCACGTCGGGCGGCTACGCTTTGAGGAGCAGAAAAAAGCACTCTTGCGCCTGCGCGACCTCACGGCACAGGCGCATGAAAGGCTGAAAGCGACGCTTGCCGAAACCCGCGCCACCCTTGACCTGACCAACGACATTTTGTACGGCAGCGGTGCGATTTGGGACGGACTACATGAATCTCTGTTCCATTTGATGCTGCCCGACGAAGTGATGGACGAAGGCAGAAGCCGCGCGCAGAAGCACTACAAGCCGCGTATCTTGGCATAACCGAATTTTTAAGCAGCCCCCGACATCGGGGGCTTTTTTAATGGACAAAACCCCGCGAGGCTGGCACTTCGCGGGGTTTCTTCATATCACACCTTGGAGAAGGGAATGAAAGCAAATGAAGTATAGCAAAACCCGTGTACAAATTCACCCGAAGGAGGGTTTGAAAGTGGAAACCTACGCCAGCCCGTTTGTGCGGGCGTGTATTGGAATCTCGTTGGTGCTGGTCGCCCTCGGCATGATGCTGCTGATGGCCGCACCGTTCGTCAAGGCATGGATGTAAGAACATGGCAACAGAACTGAACGTAGCCCTGCAAATCGACGCACGGGCGAACATTGATGCGCTGCAAAAGACTATCGACGAACTCAAGGCGGCAGGCGGCAGCACCGAAGACCTCGAACGCCAGTTGCAGGCGCTTACCGCTGAACTGAACCGGCTGGAGCAGGAGGCGCAGGCAAACGGGCTGGAGTCGGTCAGCGAAGATGCGCAAAAACTGCGTGATCAGCTCAATGCCACCAGCGCCGAGGCGGAGAAGCTGCGCAAAATCACCGAAGCCAAAATCACGCTTGGGCTTGCTGGAGATGAGGAGGTCAAAAAGCGCATTGAGGAGGTCGCTGCTGCCTATCAGCTACTGCAAGAGCAGGGCGATCTGACGCAGGAGGAGCTGACACGGGCGGCGGAACTCTACCGCGAGCAGCTCGCCGACCTTGAGCGGCAGCTGGGCAGCGTTAGCCATGAGCTCTCCGCCCTTGAAGGCGCGCGGGTTACTATCGGCCTCGACGCCGACGACCGGGCGCGCCAAGAAATTGCGCAACTTGACCACGCATTGGAGCAGCTGCGCGAGAGCGGTACGCTTACCGAAGAAGAACTGGCACGTGCGACAGCACTGCATGCCGAGCGAGTCGCTGAACTGCGTGGTGAGCTGGGAGAAGTCGGGAAGACGGCGCAAGACAGCGCCGGACGGCTCGGCGAGATGGTAGCTGGTCTGAAAGACATTGTCGCCGCTGGGGGTGGTTTGGCAGGTGTGGTGTACGAGGCGGTGCAGTTTGAGGCGGCGATGGCCGCAGTCAAAAAAGCGGTGGATGCCACGCCGGAAGCAATGGCGCAGCTCTCCTCGCAGGTCAAGGAGCTGGCGATTGAACTCGGCATGGTGCCGGAGGCCGTCGCTGAAATCACCGCTGCCGGAGGCCGCCTTGGCGTCGCCTTTGAAGATCTGCCAGAATTTACCCGCCTTGCCGGGCAAATGGCGGTGGCGTTTGACATGACGGCAGAAGCAGCGGGCGACAGCGCGGCAAAACTCGCCAACGTCTTTCAAATCCCGCTGGCGGAAGTACGCGCCTTGGGCGATGCCATCAACACCCTCGGCAACAACACAGCTGCTAGAGAGGGCGAAATTGTCGAGGCATTGACCCGCATCGGCGGTAGCGCTCGCCAGTTCGGGCTTGCCACCGAACAAACGGCTGCGCTGACTGCCTCATTCATCGCGCTGGGCAAAAGCCCGGAAACCGCCGCAACCGCCATCAACTCACTACTCAACCGTCTGCAAACCGGCGGGCAGGGGGTAAGCGGCTTCGCCGAAGGCCTCGAAGACCTCGGCCTCTCCGCCAACCGTCTTGCCGACAACATCCGCGCCAACCCGCAGGCGGCGCTGCGCGAATTTTTAGGCAGTCTCGAAAAACTCGACAACCAGCAGCGCGCCATCACGCTCACCAAACTGTTCGGACAGGAGTACGCGGACGACATCTCGCTGATGGTCGGCTCGCTCGCCGAGTACGACCGCCAGCTTGGCCTCGTTGGCGACAAAACCAAAACCGCAGGCGCGATGCAAAACGAGTTTGCGGCGCAAATGGACACCACCGAGAAAAAACTGGAGCAGGCGCAGATTGCCATCGGCAACCTCGCCAAGGAGCTCGGCAGCCAGCTGCTGCCGGTGGTTGCCAGCGGCGCCCAGGGCTTTGCCGGGATGGCGGGCGAAGTGCTGAAGTTTGCCTCGACCCACCCGCAGATTACCCGCTTTGTTACCTTACTCGCCGCCGCCAAGGCCGCATCTATCGCATTCTCGGGTGCGATGCGCGTACTGGGCGTTGAGGGGACGACGGCGACCAGCGCACTCACCGCCGGTTATACCCGTGTGACCACGGCGCTCGCCGCCTACCGTGCGCAGGTTGCCGCAGCCAGCGCTGCATCCGCCGGGATGAGTGTAGCGATGCGGGCGCAAGCCGTTGCCACAGCGGCGACTACTACTGCTTTGCGTGGTGCTGCTGGTGCGTTATCAGCGCTGGTACGCGCTAATCCCCTTGCCACCGTCATCACCGCAGGCGCTGCTGCTTTTGCTCTGATGAGCGGCAAAGTGGACGAGACCACAGCGCGCATCCGTGATATGGAGGCGGCGGTCAAGGACGCCAACCAACAATATCAGGACTTCAAAACGCAGGCACAGGGTGGCGTCCCGTTGGACGTCAGCAAAGCCGAACAGGCATTGACGTCGGTGTCTGACGCCGTCGAAAAAAGCCGTGCCGCCATGCTGCGCATCCAACAGGAGGGCACAGGCGCATGGGGCGAGATAGGCGAGGCCGTCAAAGACCACTTGCCATTGATTGACAGTCAGCGCGAGAAACTCGCCAAGGTTACCGCAGAGCTGGAAAAGCAGACAGCGCGTGAAAAAGAGCTGAAAGACGCCATCGCCAAACGCAACGCCGAACTCACCTCGCAAAAGGCCATTGAGGCGTTGGAAACGCAAAACAAGGCTGCGCTGGACGCGGCAAATCACATAGATACGGCGGCGCGCGCGACTCTGAACAGCTTGGCGCAACTGGGGCAAGGCTCGGCAAAACTCACCCGCGAGCAGGTCGAAACGGTCAAAGAATCGCTGAAGAACCTGACTTCGCCGGCGGCGTTGGACGAAGCAGAGCGCTACATCCATCAGCTCGAAGACCAGTTCAAAATCACCCGCGAAGAAGCCAAACAACTGTTGGCAGAAACAGCGCAGCAGGTGAAGGAACTCGGCATCGTCACGACGCAGGCTGCGGAGAAACAAAGCCTGTCAGTACGGATGACACGCGATGAGGTGAAAGCGCTCGCTGATGCTTACAAAGCGCTCGGCGCCGAAGTCCCGCAAACCTACCGGCAGATGACCGAAGGCGAAAAAGAGGTTACTGACGCGCTGAAAAACATCGTTGAACGGACTGAAGTGACCGCCGGACAAATGCAGGGACTGTTGCAAAACGCCTTTGCCAAAGTCGATAGCACGGAGGCGCTGGCGGCGATTGACCGCATCTATCAGGGATGGAAAGCGACGCGCACCCTGACCGAAGCGGAGGCAGACGCGCTGGCGCAGACGATGGTGCGCGGCGTTACCGCCGTCAGTACCGGGCTGAACGCGGCGCTGAAAACCCTCGGTATTGAGGCCGAACAATACGCCAGCGGCATCAGCGACAAGGCAGGAAGGGCGATAGAGGCCTTTGCGGTGGTCGCCAAAGACGCGGGCGACGATACCGACAAACTGGCGCGCGCCTGGGCGGCAATGAGCGGTGCTGCCAACAGCAGCGCGCAGGAAGTCAGGGCGGCAGAGGCGGCGCTACGGCAAAGCGTCGGCGGCGACGAAGCCAAGGCGGACGCCATCAAAAAAATCGCCGACGCCTACAAAAACACCAGCGACGCGGCGGAAAAAGCGTTGTCCGCGCTCAACCTCGGTGTGGATGACCTCAAACGCGGCCTCTCTACCGGCATGAGCGAGCTGCTTGTCAACTGGCAGACCGGCATGGCGAGCCTGAAAGCGAGCGGCGAGCTGACAGCGCAGGCGGTGCAGACCGCCTTTACAAGCAGCCTGTCGAAGCTGTCAAGCGCAGCGGATTTCAAAGCGCTGCACGACGAGATGCAGCGCACCGGCACACTCTCCCGCCTCACAGCCGAGCAAATGCAACAACTGCGTGCAGGGATGCAGGGCGGGGCGGAGGCGGCAAATGCGATGCGTAGCGCCTTGGAGCAGCATGGGCAGGCGACGCAGGCGCTCGCCGACGCCTCCGGCAAAGTCAAAGAAGCGAAAGAAGCCGAAACACAGGCGGTGCGTGATAACGCTATGGCGCACAAAGACGCGTCCGAGGCCGAAGCCGCCGGGGCAGAAAAAAGCGCCGAAGCCACCGAGAAAAAGAAAAAGGCGATGATGACGATCTACGACGCCAGCAAGCTCAATGCCGAGGCCATCGGGTTGGTCGATGACGCCATCAACCGCATGGTAACAAGCATGGGGCATATGGACGCCGACGACTACCTGCGCAAGGTTGAGGCGATGTCGCATGTTGGCCAGCAGTATGTCGCCGACGTGCAGCGCGCGGAAGCCGCCACCGAGCGCCTCAACCAGCGCACCAGTGACGGCACCGTCTCCATGCACGACATCGCGGAGGCAACGCACGCCGCTACCTCCAACATCACCGCGCTGGACAGCACCACCCTCAAGAACCTCAACGCCAGCATCGACGCGGCGCGCAAAAAACTCGAAGACCTGCAACAGCAGGCCAAAGACACCGCCGCCGATCTTGATGCCGAACTGGCGCAGCTCAAGGGCGACGACAGCAAAACCGCGAAGCTGGAGCAGCAGCGCAAGCTGCGCGAGCTGGAGGGCAAGCTGCAAGAGGCGCGAATCCGTGGCAACGCCGAAGAAATCTCCCAGTACGAGCGTGCCCTCGAACTCCAGCGGCAAATCGGCGCCGAGAAGGCGCGGCAGGCGGCGGACAAGAAAGCCGAGGCGGTAGCGCGCGCGCAGGAATCGCGCAGCCGCGGTAACGCCACGCCGCGCAGCACGACGACCAGCAGCGCCACCAGTCACGGCGCAGGCGACATCAGCCCGCAGCAGGTGGTGGATGCACTGGATGACCGTACCCGCGGAATCCTCAAAAACGAAGGCGCACAGGAATTTGCGCGCCAGCTGCTCAACGAAGCCAAACGGAGCCCGCGATGACGGCCTGGACACTGACCCGCAAAGACAACAACGACGCCCTCGAACTGCCCGCCGACATGCGCTGGCGTGACGAGTTTGACTGGCAAGCGCTGGCGCAGTCGTCCGTGCAATACAGCCTCGGCGGTAGCGCCATCATCCAGCAGGGCACGATGCTCGCCGGGCGTCCGGTTACTCTCGGCGGCGAGTGGATCTGGCTGCCACGTGCCACGCTGCTGACCCTCGCCGCCTGGGCGGACGTGCCGGAGCTGGAAATGACCCTCGCCCACCCCGACGGGCGACAGCTCAACGTCTGTTTTTCCCGCCCCGCGCTCTCTGATTTGACCCCGGTCGCCTACCGCGCCCCCGAAGACGGCACGGCACAGTACGAGGCGCCGACCATCCACCTGATGACCATCTAATGCAACCCGGTAACAAATCATGACCCAACGCAAAACCCTCCTCACCCGCCAAGACCTCAAAATCTACGCCACCGAGCGCCTGACCGATGCCCCCGACGGCGGCGGGCTGATGACCGCGCAAGAGCTCACCGGGGCGCCGGGCGAGCTGATGCCGACACCATCGGACGTTGACCGCACCCAGGGCAGATTTAACGCGCGCTCGGTACACGCGGGCGTGCGCCGCCCGGATGCCACCCCGCTCTGGGGCGCGCACGTCATCATCAGCAAGCCGCCCAAGGCCGCGAACGTGTCGTATCTCCTCTACCGTGGCGTCAAGTACGGCGAGGTACGCGCCGACATCGTTAAACGCATCGCCGCCTATGCGGTGGCGACCATCGAGTCGCGCATGACGCTGTTGTCGGTGCAGTCGCTGGGCTCGCGCATCATCCAGGCGTACCAGCGCCCCGGCGAGCCGCTGCCGCTGGTCGGCGACGTCTATTGCCTGCGTCAAGACAAGCGCGGCTATCCGCAGCAGGAGCAGTACATCAAGGTCATCCGTGTCAGCAGCGAGGACAGGACATTTACTGATGCCGTGACGGGCAAGGATTTTGTCCGCACCGTGGTCAAAATGGAGATAAGTACCGCGCTCACCGCCGATTTTATCGGCGTCGATTATCCCTCCATCGCCTACGCCGACCCGGCGTGCAAACTGCGCGAGACCCACATCGCCGACGGCGCGCAGTATTACGGGGTCAAGCCGCTGGTCGAGGCCATCCGCAAGGGCGTCATGACCCTCAAAGTCCCCTCGCTGATGGAAAAGCTGGTGCCGACCTCGCAGGTGGAGACCTCCCACACCGACCTCACCGCTGCCGGGCAACAGCAGCTGATTTTTGACGCCGCCAAAGGCGAGAGCAGCTTAATCGGCTCGGTTGCCCTCAATGGCAACAGCGTCCTCTACGCGGGCAACGCCATCACCCCCGGCAGCCTGCGCCTGGTCCTCAACGCCGCCGAAATCCGCGACCGTGGCGGCGACCTCGTCATCAATGACCGCGCCGTCGGCACCGTCGATTACGCCCACGGCGAGCTGCGCTTTGCCGAGAGTGTCCACGCCGGCGGCTGGTGGACGCTCTATTTCCGCCCGGCCGCCGAGTTTCTTCAGGTGGCGGACACCGCCAGCATCCCGGTCACCATCAACAACCGCACCTACAACTACAGCATGACCATCCTGCCAGTGCCGGCGCCGGGCAGTCTGGTCGTCTCCTACCGCGCGCAGGGGCGCTGGTACGACCTGCGCGATGACGGCTCCGGCGCCTTGCGCGGCGGCTCGGCCGGGCATGGCAGCGGCACCCTCAACTACCGCACCGGCACGGTCACCATCACCTGCGGCGAGCAGCCGGATGTGGCGAGCGAGGTCATGTTTGCCTGGGGCTCGCAGGCGACGGTACATAACCGCGCCGACAGCACGCCAACGGCGACCATGCTCATCCAGTTGGAGGCGGGGCTTGCGCCTAATACCGTCAAACTGGCGTGGACGGACAACGGCGTCGCCAAGACGGCGCAGGACGACGGCGCGGGTAATATCACCGGCGCCTGGACGGGCGCGGTCGATTACCGCACGGGGGCGATAACGCTCTCCAGCTACCCCGGCGGCGAGCAGCGCCTCGACGTCAAGGTGGACTACTCGGTCGGCCAGCCGCAGAGCGCCGAGTGGAAGGCGCCAAGCCGAGACGGTAGCGGCTACGTCAACCTCACCCTCGGTCAGACACAAATCAAACCGCGCTCGGTCGAGCTGGTGTACAACGTCCTCATCGAGGACTACGACCGCAAGGTACAGCAGGGCGAGGCGTACACGCGCAAGGTTGACCCCTATGTGACCGTGCGCGACGACGGCAACGGCAATCTCAAGGACGCGGGTGGTGTCAGCCACGGCAGCATCAACTACACCACCGGCGTCATCAAGCTCAAGCCCGACGGCATTGTCAAAATCCCCAAGCCTATCTATCGCAAAGAGCCGATGGGGGAGGAAATTGTCTCCACCCAGGGGACGACGCAAACGGTCAAACCGCTCTACCGCCTCATCCTTGAGGGCTATGAGTACGTCCCTGCGCTGGCGTCCGCGCCGATAGACGACAGTTTCAAGGTGACGGCCACCTACCGTGGACAACAAACTGAGGACGCGCGGACAAAACAGGCAACCTCCGGCGTGCTGCGCATTGACCTCCTGCCGACGCTCGCCGAGCAGATTGTGCCGGGCAGCGTGCGCTTTGCGATTGGCGGCGAGGTGTATTTTGATCGCCGCGGCGAGCTCTACTATCGCCTGGACACCAGCAGCGGTGCGGCGACGCGCATCGGCTCTATCGACTACCAGAGCGGCATTGCCACCGTCGAGCAGGCGCCTGCCGGCACCCTCACCCTGCAAGCGCTGGCGGGAACCGTATCGGCCAACCCGGTCGACGCCGCGGTGTGGCGCATCCCCTCCGCCCCGGTCAGCCCCGGCTCGCTGCAAATCACCGCCACCCCGCTCAGCGGCGGGCAGATTAGCGTGCGCGCCGACAACGGCGGCAAAATCAGCGGCAAGGGCGTCGAGGGGCAGGTGGATTACGAGAGCGGTGTGGTGCGTCTGCGCTTTGGCAAGCTGGTTGCGGCAGCGGGCAACGAGTCGGCCTACTGGTACAACCCCGATGCGGTCGATGCCCAGGGCAAAATCTGGCAACCGCTGCCGGTCTATGCCGACAGTATCCGTTACAACGCCGTCTCCTACACCTACCTGCCGCTCGATACCGGCACCATCGGCATCGACCCGGTGCGCCTGCCGAGCGATGGACGTGTGCCCATCTACCGCCGTGGCGACATGATTGTCATCGGCCACCGCTTGGAGGAGGACATCGGCAGCGCCCATACCGCCGGACAGACGGTGCAACTCTCGCGCGGCGATGTGGACAGCATCTGCCTGCATGACGCCAAGGGCGTACCCATTGAGGCCAAGTGGTACGACTACGACCTTGTGCGCGGCACCATCACCTGGGCAACCCCGCTCGACCTCTCCGCCTACACCCTGCCCCTCACTGCCGGGCACGCGCGGGAGGAGGAGAACCGCCTGATTGCGGTGGACATCGACGGCACCTTGCAGCTGCAATTTGCCACCGGCCGCGACTACCCGGCGGATGAGACCTACATCTCCTCCGCCCTCATCGGCGGCGACCTGCAAGTACGCGCCACCGCCCCCTTCGGGCAAAAGGCCTGGACGCGGGTGTGGAGCGATGAGCGCATCGGCGACGACATCAGCGCACGCCTCAACGTTAAGGACTACCCCATCCAGCTTGCCGACGACGGCGCGACCACCGACCGCTGGGCCATCGTCTGGCGCGACGGCACCCAGTTTGACCTCTACTCGGAGGCACTCGGCCTCGTCACCCGTACCGATGCGCTGCAAGACCTCGCCCCCATCAACCCCGCCAGCGGCAAACCCTACTTTACCCTGCCCAAAGGGGCGTTCGGCATCGCGGGCGGCGCGTCGGGCTGGCAGGCGGGCGAGGTGGTGCGGTTTAACACCTTCGGCACCCACCTCGGCGTGTGGGTGCTGCGCGCTATCCAGCCCTCGGCGCAACGCCAGACCGAGGACGACGGTTTTACGATGTGCCTACGCGGCAACACCACCGAAATTTAAGGAGATTTTATGAGCTTTTTGAACCCCACCCCGGTGCCGGTGCGCCTCTACAGCCACACCGACTCCGAAGCACCACAACTGCCCGCCAATGACTGGACAGGCGCCCTCAAGACCATCCTCAAGGCCTGTCTGGTCACCGGTTACGGCGGCAAGCCGGGCGCCGGCTGGACACTGCGCGAGGAGAGCGACAACAAGGCTATCTTCCGGGCGGGCGACCCGGCGACCTCGCCGGTAGAGCTGGAGGTAGATAGCGGCAACATCACCATTACCACGTTTGACCTGCACTGGCAGGGCGTCAAGCAGGGCATCGTCTCCAACTGGTCGTCTGGGCAGCTAAACCGCTACACCGGCGTCGCTGGCTGGCATCTGGTGGCGAGCGCCCGCGGCTTTGTCTTGTTGCCATTGGCGCGTATCGGCAACAGCCCCCTTGTCGCCGGACTGGCGTATTTTGGTCAGCCATGCAGCAATCTCGTCGACCCCGGTCAGCAGGATTTTCTGTTGTGGCTGGCCAAGAATAACAACACCAACTACCTCTCTGATGTCCCGTCCGCGCTCGCCAATGGCGGCAACGTTGCCTGGTCATCCGGCAGCCTGCGTACCACGGGCAAGATTGGTGACGGGCGCAATACCGCGCTGCGCTGCGCGTCGGCAGCGCGTGCAGGCAGCAGGCGGCTGCCGGATAACAATGACTTTGGCGCCGTCCTCTACAGCGAGATCTACCTGCACCGCGCCGCCAGTTACGGCCGCGACAACTATGCGGTCAGCGGTCGCCTGCCGGGGCTGCTGGTCGCCTCGCACCGCACCATCCGCGACCAGACCGGCGACATCGTGCAGGTGGCGGGCAGTCCGCACCGCTGGCTGCTGACGCAGCAGGACGTGCAACTGGGTTATGCCGCCGAGGGGCTGGATGGTCTGGCTGTCCTGGTCAATATTGACGAGTGGGTGTACTGATGCTGGAGACCGTCTATTACGACACCGTCTATAAAGGCTACTTTGCCGGGCAGGACGACGGCATCGTCACCGCCGGCGGCAAACCGGCACGGCGGCAGGTGGTGTGTCTGGACGCCGTCACCCTGCAAATCGTCGCCCTCTGCTGGTCGCTGGACAGCGGCCATTACCTCGTGCGCGGCCTTGACCCGGCACGGCGTTACCTGCTGCTGGCGCGCGAGTACCAGCGCGGCTACGAGCCCTGCGCCTACGACTGGCTGGAGTGCGCCACCACCCTCGACAGCAGCGGACAGGCACAGCTGTGGCAATCGTGGCTCACCTGACGGATTGAGGCATGACGCAAACCCCAGACCGCCTGCCGCTACCTCTCGCCCGTGGTGGCACAGTATGGCCGTCCGACCGCCTGCCGTTGCCGCTGGGTGGCGGGCAGACCCCACCGCCGCCCAAACCGAAGAACGTACCCATCAGCGGTTGCACCTCCGTGCGCACCGCGCCTGCGGCGACGGTCAGCACCTGCCTGCGCGTCCACGACCACGGCGCGCGCATCAGCACCTGCCGACAGCTGCACTACCGTCCGGCGGCGGATATCGGGCGCTGCTGGCAGTTGCGGATGACCCCGCTGCCGTCGCTGGCCGCCTGCACCCGCATCACCCTGCCCACCGCTGCCCCGGTCGCGCGTTGCTACCGCATCCATAACGCCGCCTTGCCGCTGCTTGGCGGCTGCTACCACGGACACAACGTGCGCGGCTGGCTGCTGCGCCGCTGTGTTGCGCAGCACGTCCCCGTCGCCGTGCCACTGCGCGGCTGCCATCGCCTGCGCTACCCCGTCGCGCCGCTGCTCGTCAGTTGCGCCACCGTCCACTACTGGGGCAAGGCGCTACGCAGTTGCCACATCGTGCGCTACCAGCGTGCGGTGCGGCCGCCCTGCGAGTATTACCCCATCCCGCTGCCGCCACCGCCGCCCGACCAATCACCCTGCCGCATCCGCCCGCCGTCTGACCGCCTGCCGCTACCATTTACCCGCCGCCGCATCAACCGCGACAGCGCCCGCCTTGCCCTGCCGCTGCGCTGCTGGCACGACGGCAACACCAACGACCTGCCCATCCTCCCCGGATACATCATGCACAACAAGATTACCGCCGACCTTAACGGCGAGCCGCTCGACCTGCTCGCCCTGACACTTACCACCGACACCGCCTCCTACTGCTGGCAGGGCGACATCACCCTCTCGCCCGCATCCTTTGCCAAGCTCAAGATTGACCAGCGCGCCGCAGGCGACGAGGCCGTCATCACCCTGCGCATCAACGGCCAGCGCTGGGACATCCTCGCCGAGGACTACCGCGACACGCGCAAATTTATCGGCCACAGCTACACCGTCACCGGGCGCAGCATCACCGCCAAGCTGGGCGCCGACTACGCCAAGGGCAGACACAGCAAGTACGACGCCGCCCGCT